CACCTCCCATCCTTGTCCATCCTTTCCTTCGATGTCACAAGCATACTTTTCTTCATCATCCAAGAGAGCATGACCTTCTCGCTGTAAGTAAGACCGAATCAAATCCTTGGCCTTGCCGTCTGCCTTGTCATATAACTCTTGGCTAAATTTCTTTCGCACTACAGTAGTTGTTCTCATGATATCTGTATCCCTTATAGCCCATCCTTGCTCTGGTATGTATAGCTCCCCGTCATTATAATGCTTTGCTTTATTACAATTACAACAAAGTATTTGATACCTTCCTGGTTCTACCTGTAATTTTTTGTATATAGTTTCCCATTTTCCACTACCTTTTTTTTCTTTGTTTCCATCATTAAAAACATGATCTACTTCTAAATAGATTTCATCTGTCTCTCCGCAACAAACACATCGTCTGCCAAGAAAATCTAAAATTTTTATTTTACTTTGTCTTCTACGTTTTCTATCTCTTGCTCTTTCTTTTTCCCTTCCTTCTTTAGTACTCACAAGTTCATAATATGTCTTTAAACTACGTTCCCTATTCTTTCTTTGTGCTTCTGATCTCATACAACATTCTCCCTAATGTGTTTCAGCCCAAGTCCTACCAATCTTAGCGTCAGCATTCAAAG